TACAGTTATGATGGTAGTGCAGTTAGTGTAGCAAATATTTGGAAAACTATTTATGAAGATACACCTAACACGACATCTGCAACCACATATAAAATTCAAATATCAAATATAAGTAATGTAGTTCAATTTGGTGCCCAACATGGTAGCAAAATGTCAACAATAACATTATTGGAGGTAGAGTCTTAATGATAAGTATTTCACAAGCTATAAAAGCCTTAGATAATGATGCTCAGTTTGTTGTAACTGATAATCCCTCTAATGAATCTGAATATAAATCAAATGTTAAATATATTTCTGGTTCTGATGAAAATGGACTTGCTATTTTTTCTGAAACACAACCTTTTACTTGGTCACAAGTTTCAGCAAAACAAACAGAATTACAAACTCAATATGATGCTGAAGAATGGATAAGAAATAGACAAACAGAATATCCATCACAGGAAGATTGCATTCATGCACTATTAGATGGTGGCGATACACTTACAGATTTACAAGCAAAAAGAACAGCAGTAAAAAATAAATATCCAAAGCCAGAATGATAGATGTGGAAACCCTTTATTATAGGAACAATACTAGCCGCAATAATAATTTATTTTCTTAGTAGTTTAATGGACTCTGCTATGGCAGAGACAAACACAGTATCATCAACAGTCGTAACTAATAACACACCACCAACAGCTAACGCACCATCAGTTGTAGTAAATAATTCTGATGTTTGTAAAACAGCGGCATCGGCTGGTGTTCAAACACAAATTTTAGGAATTGCATCAGGAATAACAGTCACAGATGAAAATTGTGAAAGAATAAAACTCTCTCGATCTCTCTATGCTATGGGCATGAAAGTAGCCGCTATTTCAACATTGTGTGCTGATGCAAGAGTATTTGATGCTATGTGGAATGCGGGAACTTACTGCCCCTACAATGCTAGTATTGGAGAGGACGCAAAAAAAGGTTGGGAAGAAAACAAAGATAAAATTCCAAAAGGTAGTTTAATTTTTGCCAGTATGGAAGAGGCAGAAAAACTTAAAATCAAAGAAGAAAGAGAAAAAGATGGTAAACCGAATGGTTGGAGGGTGTTTTTTACTTTGGCTACTTTTATGCTTGTACCCCTCTTATAGCAAAGCCGTAGATTGTGATACCGATACACTTGGACTTTGCACACCTACGATTGAGCAGATTATAGAAGAGTCTAGTATTGAGACTATTGAGTTTCAAGCAGACGGCATACTTACAACTACTGAAACAACTAACACCACCACTACAACCACAGTTACAAATGAGGACTCTGGAGATATTTTAGACGGAGATAATGGTTATGTTGTTTCCTCAAAAGAGGGCGACATGGATATCGACTGGGGTGGACAAGGTTCGGCATCAATGCCATCAGGTTCAACTTGCGGACAACTTGGAACTGATAAATGTGCGATGATTACTGGCTCTGGCAACTCTACCTCTATTATGGGCGTTCCTAATATGGGGACAACATTTATCAATACAGTTGATATATCAGACCTAAATTTTACTCATGGAGGCAGAACTAACTACGAAATAAAAGTTTTCAAACCTGATGCTCAGGACTCCATTTATATGCACATAACAGGCAGAAATGGAAAAACAGATGTATTTAGTGGCACTGATATTTTGAGTGCTAGTGGTACAAACAGTCAATATGGTCAATATTCTGGTGGTTTTGATTTTACTGGTAGTCTTACATCGGTCATCGTTGAGGTTGGAGGCAGAGATATAAATATGGCTATCGGCGTAATGTTTGACGATGTAAAAGTAAATGTTTTGTATAATGTTGTAAACACGATTGTTGAGCAAACTATTACAAGCGTTGAAATGTTTGTTGCTTTGAATACCGATGCACCCGAAGAGGTGCTTGATGTTGTTGAAGATATATTTGAGGCTAATACACCTATAGAGACAGATGTTGGTTTAGATTTTGAACCTATTGAAATTGAAGAAATAAGCTACGAATCAGTTGAGATTGAAATAGCAGAAATAGAGATAGAAGAAATCCAAGTAGCAAGTATCGATATGTCAGATACAAATGTTGAGGTAAATGTTATTGAGGTTGAGGCTGAGGTTCAAATGGAGTTAGAAATGGAATTAGAAACTGAAATAGAGATTGATATAGATGTGGGTGGAGAAGAGAATACAGAAACAGCCACAGAATCAACAAAAGAGCCAGAGCAAACAGAAAGTAACCAAGCCGAGAACGATGCCTCAAACACCAACGAAGAACCGACAGAGGAATCAGTCGAAGAAACAACCGAAGAATCAAACGAGGAAACCAACGAACCAGAATCCAAAGTAGCTGAAGAGCAGTCAGAAAAAGAGCAAGAATCGCAACAAGGAAAGACAGAAAAAGACGAAAAACCCAAAGTAGTTCAGAAAAAATCTTCATCTAAAGAAAAAGCCGCTAAAAAGGTTATGAAAAAAATTGATGATAAAAAAAGATATGATGAGTCTAATCAGATAAAAACTTTAGTTGTTATGCAAGTGCTTGGTAATACAAAAACATTTTTTGAAAGCCAGCAAGTTATAAATGATCGTGCTGGTTTTTTTACAGATGATGTTTTGCCAGATGCCGTCATTTCTGATAATGATATGGCTGGGTATTTTTTATTTGTAGGGAGTGACGGATTGATGAATGAAATCATAGATAGTCAGTATAAATAGTGGCAAAAAAATTTAAAAATTATGAGGCTCACGAATCAGTGCATCATAAAACAAGTATAGGGCGTAATGCAAGCAAAGCAAAAATGAACAAAGACAAAAGAAGAGGTTTTTCTAAGAAATATCGAGGACAAGGAAAAAATTAATGGCTAAACAACAAACAGAAATAGATATAGGCGGCATAAAATTTAAGGGCGGTAGGGTTTTTCTCATAATCACTATTTTAAGTTCATTTATTGGTGTTTTATGGGGTGGGTTTGAGGCGTACCAAAGATATTTAGATATGGAGGCTAAAATAAACAGTTTTGTTAGCCCTGATCTTAGTGGCTTTGATAAGAAATTAGAGGTTGTAAATACTGAGGTTGATATGTTGCAGTCAGAGATAGCAATAATATTAGAGGAAGTGTCTTTGGTAGCTGATGTTGCAAAGGAACTTAAAAACGACCTAAAAGCAGATGTACGAAGAATTGAAACTATTGTAGAAGATGTTGAACAAAGAGTAAAGGAAGATAGCAGAGAAAACTCAAAGGATTTAAAAGAAACTATTAGTGAATTAAAAAGTGAAATGACTGATTTGGAGGAGAAGATACAAAAACAAATTAGAAATGCCTTAGAAAATCCACTTAATAGTATGAAATGAGATATTTGATATTATTACTTTTATTGAATAGTTGTGCCATATCACTAACACCAAAAAAGTGCGATTCAGATAAATACACTACTTGTTATGAGTATTATTGGAATAAATACGGCTGGTCGCCAAAAGAAAGTATTAGATGAAATGGATTTTAATTTTATATATTTGCACTTTGACTACTGGAGAGTGTCCGTCTAGTTCTATTACAATGCACCAATTTGAAAGTCATAGAGATTGTGTTTTAGGTGGTTACAAAGCGGCACATAACGCATTTAAAGGTTTGGAAAAAATGGAAGAGTTTGAAAGAGAATATATTGAAAAAGAGCAAGTCGTTATAAAGTTTGAATGCAAAGGATTGCAAGCATCTAGCACATAGGATATAAATAATTATGACTAAAATAGCACCGAAAACAACAAAAGAGCATATTGTAAATATTTACAATAAGATTGAGTTGTTAGAAACGAATCATATCCACCACTTACAAAAAGAGGTGCGAAAGTTGAATTATGTACTATGGACTGTTGGGTTTATGGTCGCTACTCAGTTTATTGCTTGGGTGCTTAGAATGGTGGGATAATGTACGAAACAGTTAAAAAAAAAATAAAAGAATCAGAGGGTTTTTCAAACAGAGGGTACTTTTTGAAATACAAAGGTGCTGATGGTCAAGACATACAGGAAGATTTCATGACGATTGGGTATGGTCATAAGTGTGTAGATGGCGACCCATATCAACCAAATGTTGATTATTCAACAGAGGTTTTAGAGCAACAGTTTGAAAAAGACTTTACTGTGTATTTGCACGCCGCTGAAAGATATATTGGCGATTGCGAAGTACCTGAGCATATCAAAGAAATAATTATAGAAACAGCTTACAACATAGGAGAGCCAAGACTTTTTATGTTTAAGAACATGAGAGCAAAGATGCAACAGGGCGACTGGCAAGGTATGGCGGCAGAGTTAAGAGACTCCAAACTATACAGAACTTTAACATCAAGATATGAACCGCTTGCGAAAATCATAGAGGAGACTTAAAAATGGTTTTAGGAAAATTATTAGGCGGCGGTGCTTTGAAAACTGTTGCTGGTGTTATTGATGATTTACATACCAGTGAAGAAGAAAAAGCACAGTTAAAAAATAGATTTGCTGAGATAGAGTCAAAACTTAAAGAAAAACAAATGTCAATTAACTTGGCTGATGCACAAAGTCAAGCTGGTGGTATTAGTGGTTTTTTACAGCGTGCATGGAGACCGCTTATAGGAATGTCTTGTGCTTTGGCGATTTTTTGGGAATATGTATTATCAAAATTTATTTTATTTATTTGTGGACTGTTTCAGTATGAAGTGCAAAATATTCCGCAGATGGATATGGGAACTCTGATGCCTTTAGTCATGGCACTTTTAGGTATGTCGGGAATCAGAAGTTTCGAAAAATTAAAGAAGATTAATACCGACAAAGGAAAGGAGTAATTTATGGTCAAAAAGAAAATTGAACAACAAGTTACTAAATGGTGGCACGCATTCACAGAGTTAAAATCTTGGGTGCAAATCGTAATAGCTGTTGCAGTGGTTGTAGCGGCTCACAACTATATTCTTCATTAGATCATGGCTAAGAAGAAAAAGAAAACTGTTGGTCTAACTACAAAACAGAAAAAGTTGCCTAAAGCGTTGCAGATGGCAATTTTGAAAAAACAAAAAAAGGGGAAATAATATGCCTTATCATACTGGCAAAGGTTCTCATTCAAGAGGCATGAAAAAGTCTAAAATGTCAAAGATGAGCAAACCTAAAAAGAAAAAGAAGAAGAAGAGATAAATGGTCAAGGTAGCGTCTATAAAAAATATTATT